CCATGTATCGACCGTCGAACTCAACCCCGAGCAGGAGGTTATCGACTACCAAACCCTCTGCCCGGATGGGTCATTCAGCTCCCTGGGCCGCGAGTCCTTCAGCCTGAATGTAACCGCGGTTCAGGATTGGTCGGCGGATGGGTTTACCCGGTTCTGTTGGGAAAATGCGGGCAAAGAGGCTGAGGTTCATTTCAGCCCCGATGGGCAGCTACCGGGGGCCGATAGCCCGCAATGGGTCGCGACGGTCACGATCCCCCGCCCAAAGGTCGGCGGTGAGGTTTCGACATTCGCGACCTCGGAAATGGTATTCCCGGTCAAGGGTGTGCCGACCCTCGATGTAGCCCCATAGGGGGGCAATATGGCAGCCCCAGGCAAAGGGCCGAAAATCGAGGTAACGGGGGCCCGCGAGCTACAGCGAGCCCTCAGCAAAATGGCGGACCATACCGAGGACCTCAAGGCCGTACATCAGGCCCTCGCCGCCCCATTGGTCGCCCTCGCCCGCCTCGAGGCCCCGACCCGCGAGGGCGAGCTCGCAGGCAGCATCCGCGCCTCGGCGAGTAAGCGCGCGCTCGGCCTGCGCGCGGGCAATCGCGGGGTGCCGTATGCGGGCCCGATTCATTGGGGGTGGCCCCGCCGCAATATCAGCCCCAATCCGTTTCTCATCAGGGCCCGCGATGAGCTCGCCCCCCAGGTCGCCGATAGCTACCTGCGCCGGGTCAATGAGCTCATCGATGCGGTGTACCGCGAATCGCTGTGACCGTTCAGCGCCGGATACGGCGAGTCGCACCCCCGTCGCCTGAGGTCGAGGCCGCGGCCCAGGCGACGGGCCCCACCCGCCTCGAGGTTGGGGCCCCCGCCCGCCAATTCATCCTGCCCCTCGAGGCCCTGAACATCGAGCATTTGGGGGTCGGCGAATTGCTCACCGCCGCCGAGGTCCTGAATACCGACCTCGAGGGGGTCGCCGCCCTCATGCGCAGTCGGGGGGTCGCCCGCGCCCGGTTCCTCGTCGCTCTTGCCTGGGTCATTGCCCGCCGCGCCGAGCCTGAGCTCACCTGGGATGAGGCGCAGCGATGGCGGATTGAGGTCGAGGTCGAGGCGAGGCCGGACCCTACCGCGGGCGCGCCGCCGAGCGTCGCGCCCGATGGATAGCCCAAATGGCAGTATCGACCGGGTACACCCCCGAGCAAATCCGCGGCATGCGGGTCGGCGATGCCCAGGCTATCGCCGCCGAGCTCAAGGCCCGCGCCCGTAAGCGTCAGAGGCGCCGCTAATGGCGGGGCCTGCCGCCACTATCGCAGTCGCGATCATCGGCAATGCCGACAAGCTCAATGCTGCCCTGAATGAGGGGTCGGCTAAGGTCGAAGGGTTCGCAGGCAGCCTGGGGGGCCTGGGCGGGGTCCTCAAGGGCGCCGCCATTGTCGGCGGCGTTACCGCAGTCGGGGCCGCGGTAGTCGATTTGACCAAGGCTGCCGCCGATGATGCCGCCGAGCAGGCCCGCCTCGAGCAGGCCATCGCCGCCGCAGGCGCCGCTACCGGCGATTGGGCGGGCCAAATCGATGCCGCCATCGCAGCGGGCCAATCGCTCGCCTTTACCGATACCCAAATCCGCGATGCGATGGTGCCCCTAGTCGGGGTTACAGGCGATGTCGCCCAGGCGAGCGACCTGCTCGCCACCGCCCAGGACATCGCCCGCCTCAAGGGGGTCGATTTGGCGACCGCCGCCGAGGCCGTCGCCAAGGCCCAGGATGGGAGCGCGACCGCCCTCGGGCGCCTAGTCGGCATATCGACCCAGGGGCTCACCGCGACCGAGGTATTGACCGAGGCGCAGCGCCGCGCCTCAGGGCAGGCCGATACCTATGCGAGCTCGACCTCCGGGGGCCTCGAGCGCATGAGCATCATGTTCAGCGAGGTCGGCGAAACCGTAGGCTCCGCATTCCTGCCGGTCCTCGAGGAAATCCTGCCGGTCCTCATCCCGATCATCGAGCAATTCGCCGAGCTAGTGAAAGACCTGCTCCCGGTCCTCATCCCCCTGCTCAAGCTCGCGGTTATCCCCCTGAAGATTCTCGCCAATGTCATTAGCTCGGTCCTCGATGTCCTGGGCCCCCTAATCGATATGCTCGGCGATGCCATCGATACCATCGGCGATTTCATCGGTTCCGCGGGCGGGGCCAAGGGCGCCGCCGCAGGCGCAGGCGCATTCGGGGTCGGGGCCGCGGCTCCTGTCTTTGTGACGGTCAATACCGGGGCCGATCCCGATGCCGTCATTCGCGCGGTGCGCCGCTACGCCGCCGCCAATGGCGGGCAAATGGGGCAGCTCCGGGCCTGGGGCTAACCGATGCCGACCACGATTGCGGGGGCATTGGTCGCGATTCAGGCCGATTTGGGCGTTACCCCATTCATCCTCGACCGCGATGAGCTCGACCGCGAAACCTCGATCCTGACCCCCGAGGGCGAGGCGATGAGCGACCTGACCTGCGAAATCCTCGCGGGTCAATGGACCTGGGGGGCGCCCGCCGCAAATGGGATATTGACCGATGTCACGACCGGGCGCGCCGAGCTCACCCTCGCCGATCCGAATCGGACCCTCGACCCGCTCAATGAGGCCTCGCCCTACCTCACCCGCATTGGCGCCCCCGCCCGCATCCTCATCGATGGTACCCCCGCCTTTACGGGGGTCATTACCAATGTCGCCCATGAGGCTGCCGATGCGACCTCGACCCTCGAGCTCGCCGACCATTTGAGCCTGCTACATCAGCAGGCCGTATCGGTCGATTGGGATGCGGCGTCGACCGCCGACCAATTCGGCGACCTGCTCGACCTCATCGAATGGCCCGCCGACCTGCGCATCCTGTACGGGGCGACTACGACCGCCCGCCTCGCCGATGAATTTGTCGGCACCGCCTTTGAGGCCGTCACCCGCCTGCGCGATGCCGAGCTCGGCGACCTATGGGCCGACCATCAGGGCCGCATCGCATTTCGCTCGCGGGGCTACCCCAGGCCGACTGCCGAAACCCTCATCCTCGGATGCGAGGGGGTCGCGATGGCGAGTTTCTCAGCCGAGCTCAGGCGCATCGGGATCATTAATCATGTACTCATCGATTTCGACCCGAGCGCCGACCGCACCTACCTCGATGCCGCCTCGATAGCCGCCCATCAAAAGCGCAGCTATCAGGGCAAAGAGGCCGACCTCCGATTCGATACCTGAAATGGCAATCGCGACCGTCACCGCCGACCGCTCATCGATTCTGGCCCTGCCGCCTGGGGGCTCGGGCCTGGGCGGGGGCAATGATGCGCACCTCACAATGGTCGCCTCGGCGAGCGGGTATGACCTGCGGGCCGTAATCGGGTTCAGCTTCCCCGCGGGGTTTTTTACCCCGATGCGCAAAATCACGAAGGTCGAGCTCCTGGTGGTCGGCACCGCCGCGCCTGGGGGTGGCTCGCATGTTGCGGTCGGTTCGAGCCCGTTCGCCTATGTCTATCGGGTCATTAGCGCATGGTCGCCGAATACCGCGGGCGAATCGTGGAGTACCTCGCCGATTGCCTATCCGGGCCCGAGCGTGACCTCGACCGGCGGCAAGGGCAATGCGTTTCCGACCGCCTCAGGCGCGGTAGTCGCCATCGACATCACTACGATTGGGTGCGCCTGGGCCCCCGCCTCGGTCCTCAATCCTGCGGGCGCCCCCTGCGGCGGGGCGGTCATGTACGGGGTCGCGATTCACGAATACGGGGGCGCCGCCAATGCCGCCGAGATTCATTCGGCAAAGGCCGCGAGTGCCGCCAATCGCCCGGTCCTGCGCTACACCTATGAAACGAATGCGCCCCCAGGCGCCCCGACCCTCATCCGCCCGGTCGGGCCCGATCAGGCTGCCGATGATTTTGAGGCCCAAGCCCTCGACCCCGAGGCCGATGCGATCACCGCCTATGACCTACAGGTATCGACCGATCCGGCATTCGCGAGCGTCACGCATTGGGCCGTCGCGAATGCCACAACCGGCCTGACCGCCGCGGGCCACCTATTGCGCAACTACGGGGGTACGCCCATGACCGTAGGCGACCGCTACTACTGGCGATGCCGGATGCGCGATGCGGGCGGGTTCGGGGTTTGGTCGAATGTCGCGACCTTTGTCAAAGCGACATCAGGCGGGCCCGCCCCCGATATGTACGACTATTGGGCGCAGGCCATCCTCAGCGATATGGCAGAGGGCCGCACGGTCCTGAGGATCGGCACCCTGCGCCCGGTCGATGCCGAGGTCGCCGCCCTGATTTGTGCCGAGTATGGCGATCTATTCAGGGTCAAATGGGACGAAACGACCCCCCAGGTCGATGAGCCGGTGTACCTGCTCGGGGAGCGCGTCAGCCTGAGCCCCGATGGGTGGGCCGTCGATGCCATAGTCGAGCGACAGCGGGAGGTAGGCTAACCCCATGCCGTATAAAACCTGGGCCCCGTTTGAGCGGCTGCTCAGCGACGATATGAATACCTACCTCAGCGAGCAGGTCGCCGCTATATTCCCGAGTGCCTCTGCTCGCGATACCGCCATACCCTCGCCGATTACGGGGCAGCCGGCCTACCTCACCGATATTCACCGCCTGACGGTTTGGTCGGGTAGCGCGTGGCTCACGGTCGGCGGGCGGGTCCCCGTCGCCCAGCTCGAGGGTACCGGCACACAGACTATTGGCAGCGCGGTCAATCAGAAAATTAGCCTGCCCACGGTTGTCGAGGATACACACGGGTTCGCCCTGGGCAGCGATCAGCTCACGATACCCGCGGGCCTCGCGGGCGTGTATGAAATCTCTGCCTCGCTTCATATCAGCGCGACCTCGACCGGGGTCGGGTATCGGGATTGCCAAATCGCGGTGAATGGGACAATGCGCCTGCGTGAATTGCGCCCCCCGATGGCAAATACCTCATCGGTCCTCACCCTTTCAGGCATTACCCGCCTCGCGGTCGCCGATGTAATCAGCCTCATCGGAGCGCATACCCAGGGCGCCAACCTGACGAGTGTAAAAGACACGACCGCCCCGCGGCTATCAATCGTCAGGATCGGCGACTAATGACCGCCGAGCTCGCCGCCGGCCTCGCGGTACTAATCGCGATTACCGGGGTCCTGTTCGCCCTCATCGCCCTCGCGGTCGCGATGGCCCATTTCCTCGACCGTCACTAATGGCCCTCATCGACCCCCTCGCGGGGGGCATACAGGCCTATGAGGAAGCATGGCAGGGCACCCCGAAATTCCGCGTGACCTCGACCTATGCGCAGCATGTTGCGTCGGGCCGCGGTACGGGTACCGACATCGGCAACGGTCGGCAGGGCGACCCGATATATGCGGTCGATGCGGGGCAGGTCACGCAACGCTATATCGACCCTGGGAATGGGGCCCTCATCGTCCGGCATACCCATCGCCTCGGGTCGGGGCATGTTGGGTATGCCCACCTATCGAGCGCGGTAGTCGGCGTGGGCCAATCGGTCGCCCAGGGGCAGCTCATCGGCTATACCGGCATGAGCGGGGCGAGCGCGCCGCACCTACATATTGGGCTCAACCTCAATGGCGCCGAGGTTGATATTTGGCCCTACCTGCCATCATCGAAAGGCGAACCGATGAGCGAAACCATCGTCACCCTCGACCGATACCCCGAGGGCCCCCGCAAATGGTATGCGGCAGGCGGCTCGACGGTCGGCTACCTGCCCGATGGCTCGACCAAAACCGTACAGCTCAATCCGGGGTCATGGGCCAATGCGGATGGGACCGCGGTCATTACCCAGGACCCCCAAAAAGCCCCGAACGGGTCGGGG